AGCATTCGTCCGCTCGGCAGTGCCTATGTGCTGATCGATGACGTGGTCGTGCAGACCCCGGGCAGCATCGGTGACCTGCAGAACCGGGTCGCGGCCAACGCCCAGTCCACCGCTGCGCTCACCACGGAGGTGACCAACGTGAAGGGCCAGGTGACGGCCCAGGGTGCGGCGCTGACCCAGACCCAGCAGGATGTAGCGGGCAAGGCGTCCAACGCGGCGCTGCAGAGCCTGAGCGGGCGTGTGGATGTGCACGACGGCCAGATCAGCAGCCAAGGGGCGGCGATGACCGCCGTGCAGTCGCAGCTGGGCAACATCGGCGGCGACAACCAGATCGGCAACAGCAGTTGGGACGGGGCCAACGGGCTTGGGAGCGCAGCCGGCTGGACCTCAGGTAGTGCAGGCACGGGCGGCGCCACGATTGCGCGCAGCTTCGTGGATTCGATTCTGCCGAACAGCACGAAGGCTTACCGCTGGGACATCGCCAACCTGCCGGCCTCGGGATACTACGAGACCGTCAGCAACGGCAGCGTTCAGCCCGCGCGGATCGACGGTGGCAAGAAGTTCGTGCTCACCGCCTACGTGCGCGGCACTCCTGGCGTGCGCGTGTTCCTGCAGGTGCGCATTTTCAGGGCTGACGGCACGTCCGTATACAGCGGCACCCCTGGCGGCGAGCCCTATGTGGTCACCGAGAACTGGGAACGTAAGCAGCTGGTGGTAACGGCTCCGGCCGGCGCGGTCACGGTGCAGTGCTACGTGCGCGTGTACGGCGCCAATGTCCCAGACCAGTGGTTCGAGGTGGACAACGTCCAGGGTCAGGTAGGCGAGGTGGCCACGGGCTACGCGCCATCGGCGGGGGAGCTCAGCACCGGGGTGGCCGCAAATGCTGCCGCGACAAGCGGCCTCTCCACCAAGGTGGTCAGTTTGGAGGGGCAGGCCTCTTCGCAGGGCACCGCGATCACCAATGTGCAGGCCGACTTGGCGGCAGCCAATGCCAGCCTAGACCGGGCTGTGCGATCTGGTAGCAACATGGTGGTAGATGGCAGCTTTGAGCTGCGGCCAGTAGGCACGGTGATCCACAGCTGGGCCACGACGGTAGCTGGCGGACGCACCGGCGCCAATGCCTTGCAGCTTGGCTTTGCCTCGAACGTCCGCAGCACTTCGCTGCAGACCTTCGAAGTGCAGCCCGATCGGGTGTATTACTGCGAAGCGTGGGCGAAGCGCGTGGGTCCAGCTGCGGGCAATATCCAGCTTCGTTTCCAGCTGAGCGACAACGGCGCGTCTCAGACCTATCCGAACTTCCAGTCGCTTAACCTCAGTTCCATTTCCGAAACCGAGTGGACGAAGGTCAGCGGTTACATTCGGGTGGCTGCTGGAAAGAACCGGGCAATCCTGCAGCTCAACAGTGCCGCCGCCACTACGTCAGCCACGCAGCTGCTGTGGGACGACTTCGTGCTGATGGACGTCACCGAGGCCTACAACGCCCAGCAGACGGCCACGGCGGCGGCCCAAGCTACCAGCACGTTGGACGGCAAGGTCACGCTGACCGACGGCGTCGTCACTGCGCAGGGCCAGGCCATCACCACGGTAAGTGCCGCTGCCGGCGCCGCCGATGCGAAGGCCGGCACAGCTCAGGCCGCTGCCCAGGCTGCAGCTGACGCGGCCGGGGCCAAGGGCAAGGTGCTGTATCAGTCGGCCGCGCCGGCGACTGCCGACCGCCTGAGTCAGAACCTTTGGATCGACACGACGGGCAACGCCAACACGCCCAAGCGCTGGAACGGTTCTGCGTGGGTTGCGGTGACGGACAAGGCCGCTGCCGATGCGGCCGCCGCCGCTGCAGCAGCCCGCTCGGTCGCCGATGCAACAGCCAGTGGGCTGTCGGCCACCAATGCCACGGTGACTCAGCACGGGCAGCTGATCACTGCCCAAGGAACGCAGATCAACCAGGTGCAGGTGGGCTTGGGCGAAAAGGCGAATGCCAGCGCGCTGATCCAGCTCGACGCGAAGATGAGCTCCAACATCACCGGTGGCGGCAACTTGCTGACCAATGCGTCGTTCTCCGAAGCCGGGCGAAAGCCGTGGGGATTCATCTGGAACGATCGCGGCTTCTATCAGGAAATCGAAAAGAACTATCTTGACCCTACCTACTGGCCCACCGGTTTGAATAGCGTGGGATTCCGTGGTCCCGGCCTGCCGCCTGCAGGGCAAAGTCGTTTCGGTCTGGTGGCGAATGAAAACATCATCGCCGCGCAGCCCGGCAAGCGTTACATCGCATCGGTGTATTTGAACGGCCACCGCTGCGCCACCTGCTGCTTCATCGCGTTCTATGATCATGCGGGCAACAACGTGGGCGAGTGGACCGACACTGAAAAAGCCCCCTACGCTCTGGGTGGATACCCGTCGCTGGCGGAAATGCCTAGACAGTTCGTGTCTGCGTTCGCACCGCCCACCACGCGCACGGTCCGTATGGGCTGGCGTGCCCGCTCCCATGCCGATTTTGGTGGCGATCCCTATCTGTGGGCAGTGCGCCCGATGTTGGAGCAGGTTCCCGACGATCAGGCCCAGCCCTCACCTTGGTCTGCTGGTGGGTCGGAGGACCACGCAAGCATCAACCTGATGTCCGACGTGAATGGCAACATCAGCGGCATGCAGGTGAAGAACAACGGTACGACCAGCGAGATCAACCTGCTGGCCAGCGTGCTGAATGTTCTCAGCCCCGGGGCGGTGGACGGCCTGGAACTGCGCGACGGCTACCTCCGTGTCTGGAGGGGCAACGTGCAGCGAATCGTGGGCAATGGGTTCGGCCCCGATGGCCTGATGGACTACTTCGGCCCCAACGTCGGCGCCGGCAACGCCAGCAAGGGCATCGCCACCATGTGGATGGACGTGAACGGCAATGCCTACTGGGGCGGCGCGCTGGCCGCCGGTGTGCGACGCAACGCCAACCAGTCGACCAGCATCCAGACCGTCGGCAACAACGTCCAAGTGGGACCGTTCGACACCAACGGCGGCAACAAGAACGTGGTGGTGAGCTTCCAACGCAACATCAGCCGCACGAAGTGGGCGGGTGGAGCCACCGGGTTTGTCGCCGGCGGCGGGTCCAATTACGCCGTCATCCAGGTGTTCCGGCAGATCGAGGGCCAGAACACCTGGATGACGGCAGTGACAGCGCCACCTCGTACTGGTCCGGCTCCTACACGCTGAACGACCAGAACGACGGCACCGCCCGTCGCACCTACCGGGCTGTGGTTGTCGACTACGGCGAGCGAAGCGTCACCCACCAGTCCGGTTCCTTCGACACCCAGAACGTCACCCAGAGCCTGTCTCTGGTCTCCATCGAGCAGTAACGCTGCAGGGCCGCCGGCGCATGCGCGGCCCGTCTTTCCTTCCTGAAGAGGCTTCACCCATGAACTTCGATACCATCTTGAACCTGCGCACCGAGAGCGCCGGCCAGCGCGGCGTTGTAATCCTGCAATTCAATCCGCAGCACAACATCGGCACGCAGCAGCTCACGCTCTCCACCGCCCCGGCAACGGCCGCCGCCATGGAGGTCGGCGCACGCTACAACTGGACTGCCGTGGAGGTGCAACCGGGCGAGGCTGGAACCGCTGACCCGTCCACCGCGATGAGTTTTTCGGCCATGTTGAACCAGCGCATCGAGTCCGCCAGTCAGCCGGGTGTCGCCACCCTGCAGTTCTTGCCGGAAGCCAGCATCGGCGCACCCCAGCTCACCATGACCGTGCCGCTGGCCGTGTCGTCGCCCCTGCTGGTCGGATCTACCTACCGCTTTGAGGCGGTCAAGGTCGATGATCCGGCGGACCAGGCGCAGGCGCCGGCTGAACCGGTCGAAGAGGCTGCCTAAGCGCCTGGCAAGGCTCAAGCAACGGCAGTGAGCAGATCCGGCACGTTGTTTCGGGGCGAATTGACCGCGCGGCTGACGCGGTAGGCCTCCATCGCTGGAGGCTCGCTGGCCAGCAGCATCGCCATGGCGTCGTCGGGTTCGGCGGCCATCCATTCGTCCACCTGGTCAGGCTGCAGCCACACCGGCATGCGGTCGTGGATGTCAGCTGACACGCCGCTGCTGTCGCCGGTGATGATGGTGAAGGTGCCAAGGTTACCCTCGGCCAGCAGCGGGCTGGTGTCTTCCCACAGGCCGGCTGCCAGCAATGGCCCCTTCGCGTGGATGAACCACGGGTCCTTCTTCCCGTCCTCGGGGCTCACCGACCATTCGTAGTAGCCGGCCATCGGCACCACACAGCGCCGCTTCTTGAAGGCGGTGCGGAAGGCAGGCTTTGTGGCCACGGTCTCGATGCGGGCGTTGATGGTCGAACCCTGCAGGCCCTTGGCCTTGGCCCAGAAGGGCAGGAGGCCCCACGCCAGCCGAGTGACCTGCCGGCCCGCCCCGCGGTCCAAGATCACCGACGCGCGCTGGGTCGGCGCCATGTTGTAGCTCGGTGGCAGCTCGAGCAGGTCCTGGGCCAGGTCGGGTAGGCCGAGCTGGTCAGGCTTGAATACCGGGGTCTGGACGAATCGGCCGCACAT